GTGGAAGGTCTTTACCATTCGATTTTTAGTTACCAGCGTTCGAAACGCCGTTGTTTGTTGTCCCAGTGTGGTTCTGGGGATCTCATTGTACGTCTACCTATCGTACAACACCACAACGCGCTTGTCTACGGTTGTGGTCACACGTTCAGTGTGGTTGGTTTTATTGGGTGGGTGGCTTCCATGCTTAACCTTCAAACTGCGCCCTCTCCCATTCGTTGGGGGGCCCAGTGAGGTATCTCGCAGACAGACCATAATCTCTCTTGTAGATCAGGTCAGTTGCGCTCGAAGCATAGTGGTCTCCGTAACCACAACGACCAAAGTCGCACTCCATCTCGGCTATCTCAAGTGCGTTGAGACGATACCGGGCGAAGACTTCCGAACTCTTGACGTGAAAAATGTCATCATGCACCTCGTGATGCAGCTTGTATGCAAACATGTCATTGATCTGTCGATCAATCTGTTTTTGCACGCGAGCGGACGCTTTTTCATATCTTGAGCAGGATTCCTTCATGTTATTGATGAGAGTGAATTTGGCGCGAGGGTATGCCCCTTGTAAGAGCGAGGATTGATGCCTCACTGCTCTGTTCTCCATGGTTTCAGTTTTGTCACCGGGAACATCACCTTTTGAAGTGCCGCTCATGCGCAGCAACACTCCAAGGTTTAACAAGGGTCGGATAATACCGTACATATCATACACGGGCGAGTGCTTGAGGAACTGAAGGTCATGCCAATCACGACACTCCTCACAAGTCACAATGTACCCCACTTTTCGAGCAGCAGCAACAACATCTTCTGCATTTTCAATCTTGTTAGTTGCAAAGGCATGGCCTAGCAAAATACAAGCAAGATTGTTTATTGCAGTTGTAATCGTTGCCCCACTATAAAGACGGGGTTCCTTGGGCTTGAGGGTGACTTTGCGTTTCTTGTCATAAGGATCGCAAACCGTGATTGCTTGCTCGCATTGTTTAACAAGGCGAGTTGCATCTTCTCTCAGTTCTTCAGGGTGTATATCTATGTAAGCCTTAAATAAGGCGGCTGTGTGCGAAGCGTCACAGGATGAAATGTCAATATTACATCTAAGGATACCCGTAGATGTTCTAATCGACAAACATGAATCGTCTGAAAAGTACACAAAACTATAGCGACCCGGAGGGTCAATTAAATTCTCAAAGATAGTTGAGAGGGCGGAGGCCGATGGTTCTTTACAGAACTCAATGACTCCACCTTCCAACTCTATCTTCTGTGAGAACATTGCTTGTTTAGTGAACTTTGTGAGGCGAAAACCTTGTAACGAGGCGGGGCAGCCGAGATCCCCAATACAGCGAATTGGTTTTCCTGGCTTTGCCACTTCAAAGATCTTGACTTTGTACAGTGCATATTTACTGGGGATTACCCACACGTCGTCGTAAATTAAGTTGTGGTCTATGACATCTTGCCATGACGCAATCCTTAAGTCGCGTTTTGCGTGTGTGTCGGCATGATGTGCCTCTGCCTCTAGGAGCGCCGTAGTGTAATCCGCGTAGTGTGATTCGTATTCACCACGCAGACGGCTTATGAAAGCAGAATTGCTTTCAATGTATGCTCTCTGGCTCCCCCGTAAAGTTGCTTCGGCCAGTGGATCATCTGGCTCTCTGCTCTTCATCAATCTCGTTGCTCCTGCCGCGATATTTTCCCAGTTCCGTCCGTAGATCACACCATCATGCGAGGCACACGGACCAAGCCGTGTGTTATAGCAACCGTCAACCTTTGTGGTCAAGATTTCATTTCCTGTAGGAGCAGGGAATTTAATCAAGCCAAACTGATCGACGTATTGCTTTCCTTTCGTGATAGTGAAACCTTCGTTGTAACGGAACTCCGATGGAAGAACCGCTTTGCATCTCTCTACTCCAATGCAAAACGGGGCGCGTCGGGTGATGCAACCCTCATACGCCCCATCCTCCGAAAAATCTGCGTGCCTTTCCGTTGCTTCTTGACCTTCTCCACTCGCTGCACTCCGTCGGTGCCCCCAAAAAGGGAGCCCTCGCGGAATAGACCAGCGGAGAAAGGTTCGTCAATAGCGCCAATGCCAACATCATTGTCAGGTAGTGCCGATCGCCTGTGAAGGCCGATCACCAGTAACTGATTTATAATGTGGTTGCATGTGGCGTTATACCGAACCTTATCCCGCACTAATCTTTCCCGCATGGGGTGTGAGCGAAAATAATGGCCAATGTAAAGCAGGGTGGTATGCTTAACTCTCGAGGAGGATGTGTCATCCATAATATCTGATTGGATGATCTTCTGAGTGCTCAGGAAGTGTGAAACAACGTTGACATAAATCTCTTCATTTGTCACGTGAGTATATGCATTCGCAAAAGCATGATACAACTGCTCAGTACTATGAACAGTGTATTTCTTGCTCCAGAACCATCGCAAAGCTAAATGATCCTTACTACGTACCGCAAACTCTTCACAGAGGGGAACCGCTGCACCATCGTTGGTGGGGATTACTGTCTGATGTGCTGCAAAAGGAGTGTGCAAAGCGACGAACTTTTTAAAACGCACCATTCTCTTCAATTTTCTAGCTCCAACAAATGGTAGAGTTTTGAATATGAATACTTTGGTGGTAGCGTCGAGCCACTCGATGTTGCTGCATTCAGGACCGTAAATCTCATCAGGGTTCGGAACCGGGTTGGCGAGCGCCAATCTGCCGTCAATCACCACCTCACCTGCCTCAGGCTGCCAAAGCACTGGGTTAGCATGGTTCATGATAACATAATTGTCGCACTCCTCCGGGGCGTGGGTTCCGTTGTGTTTCTCCTCGTCATCTTCTGAATTCTCTGAATCTCCATGGAAACCGGTGCTGCTACATGAGCATTCATCACCAGTCGTTTCCCATTCATCTGCACTATCGCATGATGTTTGGTACTCCCCCTCTGATGCTTCTGCAACGAAGGGGGCGAGCTCTTCCTTAACTTCGTCTGCCTGACTAGCGGGCGAGTAGGTTTCGGGCTCAATCCATTTCTCCAATCTTTCTTGATTCTCGTTGCCGAAATGAGGTGACGGTACATCCTCAATGATGGGGGTTGGTGGGTAAGGTAGCCAACACTCCTCTATATCCCCATCAATTCCGACATTTCGCCAATTGTGGAACCACATCTGCGGTCCTTTACTTTCAACTGACTCCACGGGGTGCAAGGGCTCTGCCACATTGCACACCGGGCTTGCTCCAGGCGCTGGAGCATCTGCGACCACTTCGTTGGACACGCCAATCTTCGACACTATAGGAAGCACAGCTCCTTCTCCGGCACTAGGCCGGGTTGTGGGAAAATTTGTAGTCTTAACTGACGTATCTTTCTCGTTGGCCGCAACCACCAAACTCATTCCACCGTAGACATCGGGATAGTTGGTGGTATTGGAGGGTCGAGCAATGGGATTGTTCTCATCTCGGATGGCTGACAAAATTGTTACCAATGGTTTGCCTGCCTGGACCATCTCCTCGGGTGACATGTCGCAGTTGTCTTCCCTGATGTTATGTCCATGACAATCGAGATCCGTACAGGTTTCAAATGTTTCTTTACACTTGTACCATCGCGGGATCTTGTCTTTATCCGGTTGAACTGCAGTGCGGTCACCTCCGTTGACTGGCACTGCTCCCTTCTCTCCTCCTTGCGCCTTCCCCCCCCCTACACGACCGGCCCAACCTTGCGTATTGTGTTTGGCCTTGTGATAGTGGGAGGGACGTCGACAGCTTATGCTGTCGGGGCAGACATAGCACTGGATTGGTGGGTGCTTGCCTAAATAGCGAGGGCTGCTGCCTTGGGTCTTATACGCATACCCGCAGTCTTTGCTCTCGCTTGTTATATTATTATTATTATGCACGTTATCACTATAGCACTCTGTTGTCTTAGAATTTTCTTTATCTACTACAGAACTCACTTCATTATTACCAGTCTCTCTGTTGACTGGCTGAGCGGTAATTCGACGAGGGTCCCTTCCCCGACGGTTACCCGGCTTCACTTTCTGGGGCTTGCGCGAGCTTTCATCTAACTCCGGTTTGTCAATCATAATTTTTGATGACCCACCATGTGATTCGCATGCCCCTCCAGTTGTAATTGCCGTTGGCATTTGGTAGTGACCGCTCCCATCCCACACATGAACATTAAGTCGTCATGCTTGAAAGATGGGCTTACGGATTTAATGGCTACCATACTCCCGTGTTTTAGTTAATTTCACGGTTCCACCTAAGAAGGTGGAGCACCCTTTGCCGCTGTACGCTAGCGACTTAGAGCTACACAACCCACACACATACGCCCCCACACACCAACCCGCACACTGTAAGACCTCACGCACCTCACGCCCAAGTTATGACACATTATCTACAGGTTCTGGCGCCCAACCAGCCTTCCTACATAGGGAAGGTACCAGACATAGTCTGGTGGCGTTAGCAAAAAGCAACAAGGTACTTTTGCCATTGCCGGGTAACCACTAAGTGGCTGGGGACTCTTACCCCTGTCTCTTTGAACAGCTTCTTACGGTGACAAACCGGCCTACACAAGATGCTTACCCATGGTGCAAGCGCGCGAAAGTTTTTAAATTCACCTTCTGCGCTGCCCATGGCGATCGCACCCTGTTTCAGCTTCATCGCTATACTGACTTACGCTCCTCTTAAAGCCGTCAGTAGTTGCGAGCCCCCAGTAATGGGGGAATGTCTATGTTCATGACCCTTGAACATAAAAGAGGGAGGGACGGGGACTCATACCCCTGCCTTTTGATGGCAGATTCGCCGAGTTCTCACACAGAACTCGTTGTGGTGCGTCGTTGCCTCGCCCCTTCCCGTCTCTCTGACATCGAAAGGAACATATGGCAACGGCGCACAGCCCAGTAGGTTGTCATCCTGCTGGGCGTTCACACACGGTTATGTCCACGCTGTTATACAATTATGATACGCAAATGATTATATGGATATGGTGGTGATAAGTGATTGGTGATTGGTCGTCAGAATCTACGTGGAGTGAGCGTTGAAACATCAATGTAACTTTCGCTCTTCTCCTCTGGTCTCTCTTTCTTACGGCGAGCTTCGTCGCGTTGGAAGGATTCCAGAATGTTCACTGAGGAGGGTGGGACTCCCCCAGTGTGGACCATGGGCTTATACAACATTACGTCGTATGTAACCCAAAGTTCCCCGCAGTTGTACACTGAGGGGGGTCCGCCGGTCGTTGCAAGTGTAGTAAACCCGAGATAGTTTAGTCGCAAATCCCGGTCAAGTACGGTCGAGATTGGCACTTCGTTAACACCTGTATAAAGGGGTTGACTGGGTGTCTGTTCAGGATCGCATTCGACTGGGTGCAACATACTCTCTGCGGGCTTACAAGACGTGGCGTACAAGGCATTGTTCGCACTCGTCTTATTTGCTACGGCTGCATCGTAGACGTCATACTGTGTCAGCAATGTCACCGAACCCATCCCTGGATTTCCTGCAAGCCCCAAGGCATTCGCTGTCAAACTGCGAAAGCCAAATGTAAGGCCGAGGAATTTAAACTGCTCAAAATTCGACGCTACTGTCGACAACCATGGAAAGGTTGACACCAGTGCGGGATTAAGGCCGTATGCCAAGGTGGTAAAGACGGGATTCATTTGCACATCCGCTATAAACTCGCGTTTACGGATGCGGCATGAGCCATCTTCGGTGTGCATCATCGGGATCTGTGATGCAAGTGGGGTTTCGACTCCCACTGTGGTGTTATTAACCAGGTTGTAGTTGACGGGGGCTACGCTGTCGTAGTCACCCCAGCCAAATAAATCACCTAGTAAATCACCGGCTGCTGAGCCTATGACTGAACCAGAGGGACCAAAAGCGCTCCCTAATGCCCCGCCCACACCGGAGAGTAATCCGGCATGTTTGCGAGGCTTGGAGGAAGGTGTTTTGCTTCTGATGGGTGGTTTGGGTTTCTTTTGTTTAGCGGGTACCTCCCGCTTATTCCTTTTAGGTTTGTTGTTGTTAGGAACCTGTATAAGATGCTGACATAGGTCATTGTTCAGCAAATGTGGAGGGTGATGTCGTGCTAAATAGCACTAATCCGGGATATTGAGCACAACTTTCTAGGGCGGTGCACCCGAACGTCAGGCATTAACTGACTACCCGCAATAGGTCTGTGATATTTGGAGGTGTTCTTAACTGTCACCGACTCCATGAGCTATATACAGCAATCCATAGCACTAGTAACACGAATCTGTAGAAACTAGCATAATGCTTTAAATGAACTGCGGCAACTAACTCATGGCCATTTACCACTCTCAACTGCGGGTGCAAAGCGATCATCGCTGACGAAACGATGACTGGAAACTTGAATTAACAGTTCCGACCAACACCCTTGACAAAGGTGCGATGTGCCACCAATTTGTGGCACAGCTCAAAGCAGGGGTGATTACCCTCTGCGAAAATCTCT